TGGGTCAATAGAGCGGCCCTGAACTCCGATAAGCTCCCCACTGTCATTATAGAACGGTATGACGAGTCTGGGTTCTTTGGTCCCTTCACGACCAAAGGATTGCATGACTTTGCTAAAATCATTGCAGTAAGAAAAATTGATATATTTTTCTTTCGGAATTTCACGTGACTGGGCATATTTTATCGCTTTGTGATCAGCATTGAGTAGGTCAAGCCGCGTTCCGAGATCAGTAAACACTTGTTGGCGGGGAGCGACTTGTTTTTTCTCAACTGGTTCAGGATTCTTGTCTTTAAATTTTTCAAACGCATATTCCTTTGCGAGTGATGGGCTAACAGCTTCAAGTACAGAATATATATTGCAAGAAAAACCGCAATTGTGACATTTGTAAACATAATGGCCTTTGTGCTCAAAGAAGTATCCCCTTGTCTTGGACTTGTTCTTCTGTGAGTCGCCACACTTAAAACATCTGCATGTGGCTAATGTATCCTTCTTCCACTTGAACTTCTCAAGCGTGCCAGAAAGAAGGTTTACGAACTTCTTATCAATATATAGCGTCATTTGGCTTCTTCAAAAGTCCAGTTGATCGCCTTGTTCTTTTTCTTGCCAAACTTTGGGTTGAAGCTCTGACCATCTGCACCTGAACCAAAGGCTTCTTCCTCTGTGTTGTTGGCATTCACAAGATTGCTGTTGCTGTTGTCAACGTCAAAGAATTTCATCTTGGATTTGTTGACACCTACCAAAAACTTTCTATTCTTGGTTGTATCATTTCCACGATTCTTCAACTGTTTGACCATCAAGTGACCAGACTCGGCCAACTCTTCATTCTCAATCAGTGCAAAGAAGAAGTCTGCGGTCTGAGGGAGACCGAAACTTTCAGATGTATCTGTCATCTCCATGTCGCTGCTCTTGGCACCTTCACGGTTGACCTGTGTTGCCGTCCACAGAGGAATGTTGTACTGCTTTGCCATTCCACGCAGTTCTTCTGCAATTCCCTTGACATATGTGTAACTATTCATTCCGTTACCGAGCTTGAAACGGGCACAGGAACAAATGTTTAGATAGTCAACAAATATAACGTCAGGTGTGAACTTCTTCTTGATCTTTAGTTCTTCAAGAAGATTGCGGAAATGAGTTACGTTTGCAGCAGCGGTTGGATATTCCTTGATGATAAGTTTTCCGCGACATGTACGCTTGAGGTTTTCTACTTTGGCCTCATACTGATTGAGTGGCATTTGTTCAAGCACGTGCATATCTGTGTCAAGGAGATTGGCGTCGATACGCTTTGCAATTTCTTCCTCTGCCATTTCAAGAGTAATGTAAAGAACATTGAGATTCTGTGCCAAGCATGCTGCCGCATGATGGCAAAGGAAAGCGCTCTTGCCCACACCAGATGCTGCCATTACAACATTCAATGTCTTCTTGCGTGTTCCACCACGTGTGATCTTGTTGAACATCTCAAGATCAAAAGGAACCTTTTCCTCTACTCTGTGGTAATATTCATACCGCTCGTCAACATCTTCTAGAAAATCATGGCCAACTCTAGTATCAAAAGAAACAGAAAGAGCCTTTGACATGATCTCAGGAATAGCGTTTTGAGTTCGCTCCTTGTCTTTGCCTTCAATGATTCCAATGGATGCCATGATGCCATTGTATATGGCCTTTTCCTTGCAAAACTTTTCAGTCTGCTCAACAAGCCATGCAGTATCGGATTTCTCACCTTCCTTGTACATCTCATCCGAGATGGACTTGCACTTGCTGAATTCAACTTCGCTGAGTGTCTTTTCGTCACCTAGGGAAATCAATACAGCATCCTTTGTAGGAATGCTGTTGTATTTTAGAATAAACTTTCCTACGATGCCAAAGATAATTTTCTCTGACTTGTCATGAAAGTATTCCTCTTGGAGGAATGGTACGACCTTGCGAGCATAGTCCTCATTAAGGACCAAGTTCTTTAGAATAACTGATTCCATGTTTTAATTATGTCTTCTATTTGTTAAAAGTCCAGCATCAATCCTGGTGAACGTCATCTTCAAGATCCACTGGTGATTCATCATCAACCTGAGTCTCTACAATGTTTACAAAAATTTCTCCAACATCCATGGTGAATTCCTCTGTATCTTTGTTGAATCCTTCTGGAGCCTTTATGATATCCACGTCCATGATGACCTTTACATTATCATCGTCGTGTTCTGATACTCTGATGACACCATAACGATATACAATTCCCGCATGCTGACCACTGAGAATTTCAATGGGACATGTCTCTTGTATCTTTCCATCCGCATCGGGAACAAATTTGTAATCAGGAAGCTTGCCCATACTTGAAGTCCTTTTGAATCTCTTTATCCAATCTATCTAGGATTTCCTTAGTATAATACTTCTCTGGCTCTTCGTCAAGGTTTTTTTCAAATACTTTTGTTCCATCGGGCAGTTCAATCCGAGTGGAAACCTTTTTGAAGATGTTGTACTTCAATGCAAGATCAGTGAGGCCATAGTATCTGCTCAACCCAGATGTATAGTTAAGGCGTGTCTCTACTTGCATGTTTTCCTTCACGAATCTGTTCTTGTAATTAGTGCACTTAATGAAGTTTCCAACGACACCTTCATCAGTCTTGTCCTTGCTCTTGGAAAGAGTAAGAATGTTGCTTGCAGCATACTTCAATCCAATTCCTCCACCAAGTTCCTTTGTTGGAACATATGATCCAATCACTTGATACGTATGATTGGTGAGAAGCATCGGAACCTTTGCCTTGCCAAGTTTCAATGTCAGTACACGGAACGTTGCCTTTGTCTGTTGCGCCTTGGTCATGTCACGAACGTTCTTTCCTTCTGCAGAATCGTTCATTTCTTTTTCAGTGGACAACATGCCAAGAGAATCCAACACCATGAATACTGGTTTTCTTTCATCTTCCGGTTGAGTCAAGATTTCGTTTACAATCTTGAGCGCCTGAGTCTTGAACTCCTCAATGGTGGAAACAGGAACTACGGCAACACGCTTCATATCGATGCCACGTTGCTCAAACATGTCCTTGGTGATTGCTTGCTCAGTGTCAAAATATATGACAATTCCATCCTTGTTGTCTTTCAGGAACTGGGTTGCAATACCAATAGCGTAGAAAGTCTTACCTGTTGCTGGATCACCAGCAAGACAGGATATCTTGTTGTTAGGCAATCCACCGTAGATGGAACCAGACAATAGTGCATTCAATACATATGAACCAGTGTCGATGAAACCAGTTACATCTGCTCCCTCAAGGCCATCGGCCACAATGGATGCGTCAGGATTTTCTATTTTTCCAATCAGAGTTTTTAGGTAGTTTGACATATTTTTTCTTCTTTCTAACATTCAAAATGCAAGCAGCCACACCATCGGGTGTGTCATGTACCACGTCAATAGATTCAATAATTACCTCATCGTCAACGTCAAGCAATCTATCGCCAACGATAAAGCATGGACCACCTTCAAAATCGAATAGGCCATCGCCAAAGCGAGAATACATCGACCGACCTTCGACCTTGTAAGATCCGTCCTCAAGAAGTGTGATAGTTCGTTCATCACCATATCTAGATTTAATTTTCTTCACCATATCTTAACAATTATACCTCATACAAAGAACTCTTCAAGTGTAACTTCTGCATTTAATTTCCAATTTATTGCTTGCAAAATATTATCAAGTGGTTCCTGGAAAGTCTTCTCAAATTGCTTGTTTCTGTCTATGTATTTTTCCAACTGAAATTCCACTGGAGGAGAATTGATGAATCCCATGACTGCATCTTTTCCTGCCATGCCATACGGATTTGGAATCTTGACGAACACAAATTTCATCTTGTCTTTTTCCTTGATGGCTTGGTGTTGATTATCAATTTTAAGTTTCTTCAGATATGCATTGTGCAACAACGCTGCTTTGGTGGCAATCGGTGTACCGGAAGCATATATGCTGCTCTTGTCCGAATACTTGTTGATTCCACTGACTCCCCGTGGAGCTGCGACATCGGACAAAGGCAAAGCATTGAATTCATCATAGAATTTATTCACATATTGCCGCAGCTCCTCCGGGGTTTGTGTCAGTATGATTCGGATGCATTCCTTCAACTTCTTTCGAACAATTGCAGGAGTGCTGCTTCTTGCGGTCTCAAGACCCATGATCTTCAACTTGGGTTCTTCAAAACGAATTCCCTCAAGGTCTTGAACCAACAAGGCATAACGCTTCTTGGCAATGAACATTCCAGCGGATGCAATAGCCTCCCGCTTGAAGAAGATCTTGTTGTCGGTGCAGTTCAATGTCTTTGACAGAAGATCCATCTCCTTCTTTAATTCGGGTTGAATGTTCTTCTCACATATTGTATCCACAAATGAAGTAATGTCTTGGATCTTTGTCTTTGATTGGATTTGAGTAACTATGTCGTCTAGGTTAATGTAGACTGAATCAGTATCAACTGCAAGAACATAATCTTTCTTTACGTTCTTTGTAAGTTTTTGGATGTAATCATTCATTGCCTTTTCGGCACTTCGAATGATTACCTGTCCAGTCACAGTTACTGCAGTTGCAAGTTCAGGAGATGAATATATGAATGCTGGATTTCCAAGACAGCCATATAGGCTGTTTGCCAAGATCTTCTTTACTGATTGTCGAACCTTGAGCGCAGCAATCCTGTCAAGGAGAGCATTCTCCTTCGTGGATTCATACTCACGTTCCAGATCCAACATCTTGTTTTTTGCTTCCTTGCGCTGATTGAAGGTTCGTTCGATGAGAATCGGGATAAACCCACGAATATTGTTTGTGAACATCGAGCCATTGCAGGCGAGACATGAATTTTGTGTCATGGCCTCAGTGATCAAGTCAGGAATTTCTTTTCTCTTACTTCGAAGAAAATCATCTGCATTCAAGGAATTGTCTTTCTTGATGCAAGTTTCCGGAGAGATATTCCATCCCATGATAATGCTGGGATAAAGGCTTGTGGCATCGAAACTTACGATGTTTTTGTAAAGACCTGGTGTGACATCCTTGACATATGCCCCCACAAACTGATCATCCTTCGCATAGGTAGTCTGTATCGGGGAAATTATATTTCTCTGCAACAGATAGTCACAGCAGATTGTTCCCCAGATACGCGTTGCAAAGAAAACAACATCATATGGAATTTTTGCTTCGTATGCAATTGACACCGCCAAATCGATTAGTTTGAGTTTATTGTCAAGTTGCTCAACTAGTTCTACGTCTTGAATGTTATACTCAGCAAACCTTTGAAAGTCTTTGGTATAGAATTCTTTAAGCGATCCGTATTCCGAGTAATCTAGTTTTTGGGCATCTAGTTCCGCTTTTGCAATGAAATTGAGAGCATAACTTTCCTGACTGGTTCCGGAAAACTTCTTGTACAGATCCATGTAATCAAGAATCGTATATCCGGGGAACTCGTAGATCTTATAGACCTTCCCACCAATATCCGTTTCCCGCATCTTCATCAAACCAAAAGGCAACCACTCCTGTATTTCCTTCTCATCAAAGAACAGTTTAGCCCTACCAATTATATAGGGCATATCAAAGAGCTTGATGTTCCACCCGGTTATGATGTCTGCATCTTCCTTCTTCAGGACCTCAAAGGTCTTCTGAATAAGTTCCTTTTCCGAACTTGTAAATATTACCTTACAGTTTGGAAGATCGACTGGCTTGCTGGTAATGACATAAGTAACCCCATCAATCCGAATACTCATCAGATTGATCTTTTCATTGGGGTTGTCTAGATCCGGGAATCCGTTTTCGGATTCGCATTCCAAGTCCAAGTAGGCTACTTTGATCTTGGAAAGATCGTATTCCACC